TGATCATGTATTCAACCACCTCGCCGTCGGTGAATGTAATGATGACCTTCGATGTCACCTTTGGAAATTTTCTCTCCGTCATAACAGTTGCTCCAGTTCTGTGATTTCTTGATCCCCGCCGCACACATCACATGTCTCTTGGCTGGTATCGATGTAACCGCCATTCACATAATCGGGTTTCGGGATTTCGATTGTGATGTATCCGTCGCCGTGGCACTCAGGGCAGCGCAGAAAACTCTTTGCTAAGTGCAAGATGTTTTCCGCGCGTTGCTTCTGTGTGAGGCGCTGCGGCTGCTTTTGCAGATCGATCACCATAATTTCTGCCTGTCGTTTGATCTGCTGTATGATCTTCACTCTTTCTTGTGTCATCCGTACATGCTCCAACTCTGCGGTTGATCTGGGGCTTTGATTACTTTGATGCCCTTCGTTTTTGTTTTCGTGTCGTGGATTGTGCTTTCAATGAACCCCTGCGTTGACCAGGCTTCGATGTAAGACTTGGCTGCGCGCTTCGGCATTCCGTAATCACTGTGTAAGTATGCCTGTAGGCTGCGCGTTGTGTTTGCGGCGATGCTGAACGGTTCGCTTGTGTTCCAACGACGGTTGATTTCTTCAAAAATTGCGCGCGTTTGCCCGTTATCCAGCTTGGTTGATGCGTCCAATACTGTCTGCACCTCCATCGTGCGATCCATCAGCAGCCCCGTGTCATCACGAATGAAGCTGCGAATATGCATGTCACACGCGTCGTTCGTCTTGACGACAGCCCCTTGCGCGCATTGCCCGACACCCGCTTCGATGTTGTCCATCTTCTGCGCCAGAACCAGTTCGTCAGCCTCATTCATGGCCCACAATCCGTATGCCCATCGAGCGCCGTCAACGAGAGCCGTCGTGCCGCGTATCGCCTCACGCGCTTGCGTTGCTTTGGTGATGTTAAACGCGCCATCCTTGCGCATGTGGTGCGCGATTAGGATGTTTGCGTTGCACTCGACAGCCAGATGCGACATGAGCGACCACCAATATTGCCCAGCTGCGGGATCAGTGTTGATGTCGGCAGCCGCAAACGCTTGTAGCGGATCGATGATAATGAGCGCGATGTCTCCAAGTTCGAGCAGCTGCTTGCGTATTTCCTCATATGCAGGGGTGACTCCATACTGCCCCATCGCGTTGACAATGAGCGGCGTAGGGCCACCAGCGTCTGGCATTGGCACGACAAACAGTTTTCCCGCCGCTCGATCACGCAAGTTCGGCCCACCGATACTTGCAATCCGTCGATGCATCGAGTTTGCGCTGTCTTCTGCGCCGAAAAAGACGACCTTGCCATTGTGGGTAACACGCCCTCCGAGTGCTACTTCTTGGTGCATACCCTGATCGCCCCCCGCGACTTTCATGGCAAGGTCGAGAAGGATGAACGACTTCCCCAAGCCGCCAATCGCAGAAATGAGGCCAGGAACTCGACGCGGAAGGATACCGTCGATCAGCCATTCCATTTCTGGCGGTTCGCCGTCGTAACGGTTCATCCCCCAATCTGTGATCCGAAAGCCATCATTCGTCGGGGTCGTGACTTGGCTTTCGGATCTACCACTGTCAGAGGTAAGGGAGCCGACAGCAGTATTTTGTGAGCCAGGTACTATGTTGTGTAGTATCCGCAACTCGTTGTTCTGTGCGCGCTTTAGCTGATACCAAGCCTTGCGCTGAAACAGGTCTTTGCCGCGCCCGTCGTCAGCGAGTGACGATCCGCGCGCTCTTGCTTTGCGTTCGAACGTGGGCCATGCGTCTTCGACCAGTTCTTCGATGGTCGGCAACACGCCTTTCGTTGCCCACCATGTACGGATGGTGCCGAGTATCAGCTGCACCATGTATCCTTCGCGCCCGTCAACCAGATCACCCCACATGTTGGTTTTCTGGTCTTGCATCGGCGTTCCTTCGGGCCGCGCTGCATCTGTCTTCGCCAGTTCAGTCAACCAATCTGGGCTGTCTTCGATCTCGTTGCCCCTCGCCCAATCCTCGATGCTGTAGTTGTGTCCTGATTTGTGGTTACTGGGCGCGACGACGACGAAACCGCCCTCGCCGCGCGTATCTACGCCATCACCCAAGACGTTTTTGCCCGTGATTATAGAAATGTCTTCGGGTGCGCGTAGAAAGATGTGCTTGCCGCCTGATCCCGTGCGCTGCTCGAAGGTCGGCGGCAGATCGTCGTGTGCCATGCACAGATCGTCAAGCGTATCTTGGCCCTGCTTTCCTTCGGCAATGTCGATGTCAACGGCATAAACATTCCCTGATATTGCGCCAGTAACGACGCCAATGTTGTGATCTTTGAAACGCCCTTCGAACCACATTTCCAGCTGGTCAACGTCGGCGCGTTCTTCCTGATATTTCTTCCAGCGGCTTGGCGCTGGGTGTTTTCCTGGGCTTTCGCATTCAGACCCGCGTGAACAGCTGCACGATCCATCGTCTTTGACGTAGTGGACAGGTACAACGCTGAACCCCTTATCGGCCCAAAATTTCGCCCATTGTAATTTATTTGACATAACTCGACCCCACAAAAAATGGAGGCGGCGCACCGCCCCCAGTAAAACGACTAGATGCTGAACTCTACGTCGTCGTCTGCGCCTTGCGTGGAAGAGGTGTCAGGTTCGGGCGCTTTTGCGGCTGGTGCTGGTGCGGCGCCGTCAAGTTCCTCTGGACGGTCAACCCATTTGAGAATTTCGAATGGCGGGACGCGCGTTGACCCCGCACCGATCTTTAGCTTTTCTTTGGATTTATTGATTGCGACAGCTGGGACTTCGCCCTTTTTCATGTTGCCGCTTTTCTCTGCTTCTTCGTACAGCTTTTTGATGAACATCATCATGCCTTGCTGTGATGTACATAGTTCGCGCACGGGTTCGTCATCGAACAGTTTAGTGCTGTAAAGTTTAACTGAAAACGCTTGCTTGTGAGCGTCGGATGGCTTTGGCGTGTTCGTTGGATCGTTGTTGGGCCATTCGACCCAATCGCGTCCACCTGATAACTTGAGCCAGCCTAGCTGAATGTTCTCGATGTCAATGACCACACCCTTCGATGGATCAAATTCTACGAGATTTCCCCCTTCGCTGGAACGCAACCATTCGTTATCCTCAACAGAGAAACGAACGAATGCAGCACCAGTGCTTTCATTTATAAAGTTTAACGGCATTTCAGTCTCCTTTGCAGTCCGTTGTTTAGCGCCAGATTTATAAGTGTCGGGCGAACACTTGCGTCAGGAGTTGACGCGAGTATCGTTCCGAAACCGATGTGATGACCTTGGAACGAAAATCTTTCGGATCGATGTCAGCCAAGCCGCAGACCGCATCAAAATCCTTGTTGTTCTGTATGACCCAGATAAGTGCGTGTTCCGCTTCGCGCGCTTTGTAGATGTCATTGTTGTCAAGGTCGTGGCAGTCTTTCCAAACCTGTTCGATGACCCGCAGCCAAAGCATTCCGCGATTGCAACGTTCTGTTGCGTCGGCTTCCGTGAACCAATAGGCATCAGGAGCCGTAGAATGTCGCCGCGATTTCTTCGGCATTATTCCAATAGAACGTATCTGGGTTGTGAGGTAACGACTCTATGATCGTTCTGCTGTCGTCCGACAGGCTGAGTAGCTTCTCCATCTGTATAACTGTTTGCTTAAATTGTTTGAGGAACCGCGTGGCGTCGTCGTCTTCAAGTTCGAGCATGACCCACGGGTCTTTCTGACGGGTAAGAGCGTAGCCAAATTTGACTTGCGGCTTCTTACCCGTCATTCCCTCCACTGCTTTCTGGTAAACCGCAGCCTGTATTCCGTGAGACAGTGACCACTTCGATGGCGACTTGCTTGTAGTTTTCAAGTCAACAACGAGGTTGTGTTGCGGATACCAGAAATCGAGATAGCCAAGAAGATTGACAGTGCCGTTGTCGCCAGGACGAAAGCGAACTGGGATGCCGACACTATGCTGCTTCGATCCTTGCGCTGGCTGCTCTGGCGCACCCAACGGCATAAGGTTTTCTAGCGCTGTTTCCGTCATGCGGCTAATAATCGGGATGCGCTTTTCTAATTCTTCTGGCCTGTTGTTCAGCATCAGGCTTAAATCTTTGAGGCGATCAACGGCTTGCTTTACGCAGTCATCGATCCCCGCCCCGTTGAACAATCCATACTCGACGCCGCTTTCTACGGCTTGACCTTGAACAGCTGCCCAGCCTGTGGGAAACCGATGCCCACCGAGATACTGGCAAGCCCATGCGTCAGGCGCTTCGCGGAACTTATTAACGTTTGAAACGCTAATCCGTTCAATGCCATGCGTAATAAATCCGTTTGTGTCATCCGTCATAATCAACACTACCCACAAAATAAAGCACCGTAACGTGCGATTAAAGCTGCATCCGCGCGTCCGTCATCCTTCTTTCGTGAAAAGAAATGACTGTATGCGGGGAAAAGTTCTACGGCGCGCTGACGATTTCCGTCTTTGCCCTTCTGGCAATTCTGCGCGCGTTGCCATGTATTGGGGAGAACGAGCGTTGTTTCCATTCGTAAACCAGCTGCGCATCCAAGTAGTGTGCCGTAACTGCGCCCGAAGTTAAACATCGATGTGACGCCTTGACCTGGCATCGCTCCGACCTTTTCAATAAATACGGGTGCTATTTGCTCTGACAAGAAGTCTACCACCAGCTGCGGCGACACTTGTTTCTTTTTATTAACTTCCATGATCGGCATATCGATGACATCAAGTATGCCTTCGCGTAAGTCTAACCTTGCTATTGCCCCAGAAACCCCAGGATCAATGCCGTACACTACCATTTTTTACTGCCTGTATCATTTCATCTATTAGTATTTCTTTATTAGGAACCGACTCTATTGCTGCTCGTAGGTCGGAGTTGTCGATTAATATACGCGCTGCTTCCATCCTATCGTTGTCCGAAGCATTTACGTTGGCGCATATCTGCGAAAGCATATATTGTATTTGCAGTTTTTCCGCAGAAAAATTTTCCGCGCGCTCCATCTCTGCTTTTAATTCTTTGATCTCGTCGCTCAAATCGAACGTTGTTCTGACAATATCAATTATTTTTGCATCCATTTATTCCTCCACAATAATGTAATCTAACAAATCGAAACGCTGGTTTTTCTGTTTTGCCAACAAGGCAAAGGCACACAGCGATTCAGTTGGTAGTCTTTTTCTGCGCCGCCACTTATCTACTGCGTTTTTTGTGATGGAGTGTCCTACGTCTTGCAAACCATATGTTGCTGCGCTCAATCCACCAAAATCGCTGACCAGTTTTTTTGCATTAACTAAGATCATACTGCCGATTGCCCTCAAGTTTGTTGATAGTGTCGAACTCTACAATAACCACAGCCTGTTTGGCGCGTCAATATATAAAGTATCAATTTGAAGCGTTGCCAAACACGCTGTTTTGTGTCTATGTTGATTTTGTAGGGTAACAAAAGCGGGGTCAAAATGACAAAATCAATAATGACACGCGGCGGCATAACGCCGCCTAGTGACGTAGATTACAGTCAAAAAGTGCTAACACGACAGGAATTTGGGCGAAGATTGTACAATTTTATGATGCAAAAAAGGTTTTCACAAAGTGATTTATCAAGGGCGTCTGGCATGGGCCGAGATTCGATCAGCCAGTATGTCCGTGGTCGTTCTGTTCCAAGCCCAAAAAACTTAGTCAAACTGGCAGATGCACTAGATGTAGAGGTGGATGTATTATTTCCGAACTATAATGCACAATCTAATGCAATCGAGCAGCCAACACTCGAACTGAAAAGCATAGAAG